TGCCTTCGTCCTGTGCGTTGAACAATGCACCGATACCAGTGTATGTTGTGCGTGGCGATTCTGATAGGTCTGATCCACCGTTGTCGTAAGTGGTTGGTGTGTTGTCCTCGCTGTCAACTAGGTCGTCAATTTCAGTCACTACCTCATTGATATCGGCGACCAAGGTGTCCGTGATTGAATCCAAATCGTCAATGTTGTCAGCAATCTTCTTGAAGATACCATCTTCCCAAATGTCACCGTTAAATGCTCCGTCCAGCAAGCAACCGCCAATTTCGCCAGGAATGATGCTGCCGATTTTGTCGATGAGGTCCTTACCCTTGCCCAGGAAGCTTTGCATTGCATTTTCTAGAACGTTGGGGATTTGGATAGGATCAAGCGGTGCAGAACAGAAGTTGATCATGTTGGCGATATTGGTGATCTCACCCAGCACCTGATTGATACGTCCTAGAACCTGATCCAGCTTCAAGTGACTCAGGAATTTATCCAGAGCAGCGTCCAATTTTGCCAGCGCATCATAAAGCACCTGCTGCACTTTGCCTATAATGCCGCCCAACAGTTCTTTGAGATTGAGACTGATACAAATTTGGATGTTGGGTAGCTTGAGCCCGCGTCCAGCCAGCAATGAACAGATGATTTCCTTGAGGTTGAAATCCATCTGGGCACTGACGACCAGTCGGCCAATATCAGCCACACTGCCCGACAGTTGCGCATTGAGCGAGTTCTGTGAACTCAGATAGTCCGTTGCACTTGCGATTCCATTAGGGAAATCTTTGAATCTACTTGTTAATGCCATTATTGTGGTCCATTGACTGGGCCGCCGCCCCCGCCTGTCATGCCGCCGTCAACCGGGCAATCGTGATCGCCTTCCATCAACTTACGTGCATTTTCCTGTCTTGCAGCCAGGTTTGCTGTTTTCTCTGCTGGTCGTTCGTAACCTCGCATAAAGTATTCAGCCGCTTGGGCTGGGTCTTGGATAGTTTTGTATTCTGCCAGTGAGTAACCTTTACTCCAATGGTTACCGTCATTGCCGTTGAGTTCGTATTGCAAATAGTTGTAGTTTGCTGCATCAGTGGTAGGATCAAGCCCATTGGCCGCAGCATATTCCTCAAAGCTGTCACGCCGTCCATATGACCACTGTAGCCATCCACGACCAATACCATTACCATATTCGATGTCTGCTCTGAACTGGTCACTTTCATGAAGGATGTTACCCACCATACCAGCCGCTGCGGCTGGACTGTAGCCATCTGCAATCAACTGATTGTAGACGTCAACGCCCTTACAGAACCCTTCACTATTAGAATTCACGTCTTTTACTCCTGGATCAACAGGAGCAGGCTGAGCACTTCCGCCGCCACTCCCCGCGCCAGGTCCTCCGGCACCACCTGCGCCACTGCCCCCGCCTCCGCCACCACACGCAAACACATTGGGGCTTGCGCCCACTGCATACGGGTTGATGTGGCCTGCAAGGTCAGGAAGTGCTGCGCTACCTTTGAGCACAACCCGTTTACCATTGATGTAGACTGACCCGTCATTGTTGCTGGCAAGCAATCTGCCATCAAAGTGCGTATCCATATCGTCTTGCACACTGGCAAGAAGATCGTTTACGTATACGTTGGACTGTCCGCTTACAATGGTTGTAGCAGCACAACTTCGGGTGTCAGTGTTACGATGGACTGGTATGCTCAAGGGTTACTCCTTACGGAGTATTTATCCCGTGATAAAGCCAGGTTTGCTTGATGGGGACAGATCCAACCCACTTACTTGTTGAGTGTAGGCATCTTTGAACTGTTTATTGGTTCCCACGGCGGTGATTACAGCCTGCTTGTTAAACTTGATCTCGGCGTTGCCACCAGTCAAATAGTCACTGGACATGATAAACGGTGCAAGACCGATCTGTCCTTGACCAGTTGGGACTGGAACGACTGGCTTGCGCAAAACAATACCGGCATCATCATCGCTAACATAATAGCCAATGACTTCTTCGCCACTCACCAATTTGATGGTGATAACGTCGTTTACTTTGTGTGTAACTAGCATTTAGACTCCTGGGTTTCCTGTCCACATATTGTGGTTATCGTAGTATTCGCAAAGCGCATTATAGTTGCCTACGTATTCGCCGTGCAAGAAAATCTGAGGCACAGTTTTTGCGCCAGGCACTGCTTCTCGCAGTTGATCCACGGACCATTGGCCCGAAGTAAGATTTCTTTCCTCATACGGAATTCCGCTGCGCTTGAGCATCGACTTGGCTTGCTCGCAATAGCTGCAACCATCCTTGCTCCATACAATCGCTGTCATGTTATCCCTCCATTTCATAGATATAGACATCGTAGTCTTCTAGTAGGTTTTCTACCAATATGCTGACTTGATCCCAGCTGAGTCCGCCTCGACCACATCCAATACGTGGCATTGCAATAGTGTGCAGTCCACGACGTTCCATGTAGTCAGCAATTTCAGCTAGGCAATATCCCACGGCGGTGAGGTCAGCATATTGTTTCCCATCGTAACCGTAGTTTTGTTGTGTGAACGCATTGACCCAGATTTGGTCATTGTGTTCGATGAACTGACAGGTGCCCAGTGTTTTGGACTCGTGTGATAGATAGGCTTCACGTATCTCTGGATAACGCTTGCGTATTGCTCCTGCCACCCCTGTTCCAAATCCGCCCGAGCAATTGACCCCGTGAGCAATTACCTGCTCACGGGCTAGAGTTACGTCACCTTGTTTGTAGTGTATCATCGATAAAGTCTCCGCCAAACGTGATCTTGAAAAGTGTAGCATCTTCCAGGTTGGCAAATCGATAAAGTTTGCCATTGTTGCTGTCAGTTATGCAAGGTATGTCTTGTGTAATCACCCATTGGTTGCATTCACACGCCGTCTCTTCAGTCAAGTAGTTTTTGAACTTGATGACGTAAGGGAAGCCTGTGACTACTCGTTCCACATTTCCTTGCAGAACTTTCATCCAGGGCTCTTGATCACTTAGTGTCATCAGTTGACTCCTCAATACAGTCACCGCCAAAAACTAGCTTATACATTGTTGCGTGTTCTAGCTCACGAAAGTAAACACGCAAGCCAAATGTGTCTGGATTGACAGTATTGCGATAGTAACCTAAATTATCGTGACACCACTGTCCCACCTCATTGTGTCCCGGTTGGTAGCTTGGTGTTTCGACGCAGATGTGATACCACCCGTCGTCGAAACACCAACTTGCTCGTGAGTTGTATCTAGTGCCCATTGATGGCATCAGATCTCACATGCTCCAGCGGCGCAAGCTGCGGCGCCCATGGTATCAATGTCAGTAAACTGTTTCTTGCCCAAACCAGTCTTGAAGTCGATGGGTTGCATGTTCTGCTGGATCTTGGTCCACTTGTGTAGCAAGTATACGTCTTTCAAGCAGTATTCGGCCATCTTCTCGTCACCTTCAAAATAGTTGTTGGCAAACTTCTTGAAGCGACGGATCCATTCCGCACCCAAGTCCTTTGCTTCACCAACATTCTGTGCGCTTTCATTTTGCGCGGCAAATGTAGCACTCCACAGGTCGATGTGACCCTTTGTGGCTTCTACAATCAAGCCGCTTGCGAACAATGCTGCGCTGCCGTAACGGTCAACCAGTTGCTGTTCAGTGAGCACTTCAGTAAATGGTGCTTGATTGAAGTCCTTGTCACCGCTAGCTGAGATAAAGCTGATGCCAGCAAAGCTCTCACGGTTGGTGAACAGATAGTCCTCAACTTCGTCCCACTGATTGTTGGCCACTTGCACCGTGTTTGATACGTTGTGACGAACTGTTGGGTCCACGCACAGGCTTTCATCAGTGCCTGCTTCAATCCAGCTGTTCTGCACAAGCTTGACCTTGTCAAGAAGCTGCACCCCATATAGCTCACGTTTGAACAGTGAACCCTTGGGCGCAATAACAGGGAAGCTAACCACATAGTCCGTGCCGTTGGTTGACCACACACTTTCTTCAACCATGTATGGGTTGGTATCAGCGAACAGACGAGCAACTTCCGTGTCCTTGTTCATCTGCACATTGCGGATATAGCGAGGAGAATGGTCGCCATGGATACCGCTTGATGTTCCTAGCAACACACTTGCGTTTCCGCTTGGCTTGACGCATGTGGTGCGGGCTGCTGGATTGATTCCGATCAGCTTGGCAACTTGACGGTTGACACGCTTGACCAGTTCTGCACCTTCGCGCAGTGTTTCTTCATTGAAAAGGATCTCTGGGTTGTTCATCCAGCCCGTCAAGCTGACGCCGATGAGAGCTTCACGGTCAAAGATCTTCTTGCTGACAGAGTCCAGGAATTTGAAGTCAGTGTAGCCAGCCTGCAAGGTTCCTAGGATAGCACCAGCACGGCACACCTTGAGGAATTCTTCCTTGGTAGTGCACTTGGCGCCGTTACCTTCGCTGAGGTTACAACCTTGCCAGCCTGAGATCTTTTCGTTGGTCTCTGGGTCGATCCAGACTGGATACTTGCCGATCTCAACGCATGGGTTGAAGGTGTGCTCTGTGCTTTCCACAAACACAAAACCGGGTTCACCAAACTGACGAATGCTCTTCATGATGTTCTTGAATTGATCACGATCAGCTTCACTGCGAACAATCACTGCGCTGTTGTTTGAACGTCCACGCTGTGGGTTCTCTTCATACCAGTTGCCAGTCTTGGCTGAGATCATTTCCTGGTCATCAGGGCTGAACAAGCAGATGGTGGCACTACGACGAACACCGCCGGCCAGAACAGCATCGGCGGCGTGCATACAGATGTCGTATACTTCAATCGGGCGTAGGGTATTGCGACCCGCCAGCACTGTGCCCTGAATCAGGTGCTCAATCTTGTCCAATGCTTTGCGCAGTGGTTCAGGTCCTGGTGCTTTGAAGCCACCGCTGATCATCGCACCCTTAGGGCGGATCTTGCTGAGGTCAAAATACACACGACGACCTTCGTATTCAGGATGCTTTCCACCGCCCACAAAGAAGCTGGACATAAGGACGTCAAGTGCTGTAGCCCAGCCCTCAATACTGTCCTCGACTTCATGAATCTTCGCTTGGCCCTTGCGCTGAGTTACCTTGGGTAGACGAGCAACGTGGTGACGCTGAACTGAAAAACCAGCGCCAGCACCACACAACAGGATGTAGAAAATTTCACCAAAGAATGCAGGACGGTCGGCATAACTTGAAGTGCAGTTATACATACGCATTTGGTGCTTGAGGATTTGATCACCACCAAATTGGAGAGCACGTTGAGCGCCCAACACATACTTGAGTTTGTAAAGTGCTTCTGCTTCGTCGATCAGCAACGATAGTTCTTCGTTGAGGTAATCCTTGTAGAACTGGCGGTGCATGGACATAACACGGGCAACACTTTCTTCCCATGTCTCGTAACGGCTATGTTCTTCGCTCCAGCGGCTATAGCCTTCGTAAAATTTTGCTTCACCCATAAGTGCGCGGGTATCGACGTCTTTCATTTTGCTCTCCTGTTATTGTTTTTCTTGTTGTCTCTGCATCACGTCTCGTATAGTCCAAGACTCTTGCACTGACAGATAGGAGTCAACCTCACTGATAGGAGTTACACGGCTGAACGGTGAGTTCAGCACATAACGATCCTTCCAAATTGCTACGATATATTCGTCATGGTGATAGTTGTCGAGAACACGGGCGAGTTCAATGTGTGCATGTTGATCCATGAAATGCATTGTGTAGCCCATCGCGAGTCCCTTACTATACTTACAGCACTCACCACTATCGATTATTTCCCACACGTTGGGCCAGGCGTTTGGATCATAAGGATCCATTGATACACTCACCAGCGGGACCATTTCCCACCAGTTGCTGATCTCGGCTAGCAAGAACACAGGATCGTCCATGCAACTAGGATACCTAGCCTGCAGGTCTAACCTGAATTCTCTCCATCGTGTGAGGCGTTCGTCGGGTGAACGCAACCACAAATTACGTAACTGACTGATTTTACTCAGTTGTTCCAATGTCGTTGACTATGTTGTTTTTAAACAACGTATAGTGCGCCAGATATGCTATCTGCATACATGTTGCGTCTATCCCGCCGTGTGATTATTTATCGAGGTCGTAAAAAAGGGCTACTCTTTCAGCCCATTTTTCACTATACTCTTTGAACTCATCTCGGCTGAGCTCAAACAACTGAAACTCGCAATCTCTACTGCACATAAAGATGGCAACGTTTTCAATCTCAGTGTCAAAAAGTGCGTTGTGGGCCATGCCATAAGCAGAGCCCTGCATGAAGTAGTCGTCAATCCACTCGCGCTTTTTGGGTTTGTTGGTTTGCTTGAAATCCATGATGGTGGGTTTGTTTTTCCAGACTCCAACCAAGTCTGTGGTGCCAGCGTAAAGCCCTGGGTAGTAGAGTCCTACCTCAGTGCCCCAGATCTCGTCAAGGTGTGGACGGATGTTCTCGATCACAGTATCAGCCATTCGACGGGCGACAATGTCAAGCAGAGAACCACCTGGAGTATAAGTGTCTTCCTTGAGCCAAGTCTCGAGATTCTTGTGCATTAGGGTTCCGACGTTTGCAGCTTCACGTGTGATACGCGCTGCTTCGCCATGACCCACACGGTTGCGCCACTCATTGAGTGCCGCCACACTTTCCTGTGGTTTGGTTTGATCCAAGATGGTGGTAACGCTGGGGAGGAATCCGCTTTCGGTGTCATACAGCCGTTTGCCGTCTACACGCTGTCGCTGGATCTCCTGATAGGGGAATCTGTCTACAATCATAGACTCATATTACATTGATTTCATTGGAAAGTCTAGAGGTATTTTTAACGTATGACGGCTTCGTTGACGCGATCCGCCATGTTGTCCAACTCGTTATGCATTTCGTAGATGTCATCAATTGACAGACCTGCCTGCTCGCCATATTTTTGTAGCAAGTGATCCGCTGCGTATAGAGCTTCTGCAATACGGTCGGCATATTTCTGCTGTTCAGCATAGTCCTCATTGACTTGAGCTGGCAAGCCTGCCAGCTGCTTGATACGATCAATATCCATTACCAATAAATCTCCCAGTAAAATGTATTGTCAGTTGCGGTGTTTTTCTTGGCAAGGATGTTGTAGCCCAAGTTCTGGAAGTGGTTGACAACTTGTGCGAACTCGTATGCTTTCTTGCGGTCATCTTGGACACCAGTCCACATGTTGTAGTAGGCAACACTTGTAGGAGTTGTAGCGGCAACAATGCTGGCTGTAATCCCCACTGTAGCGTTGGTGGTTCCTGCGCCGATAGTCAGTGTCCATTCGTCTTGTGGGCATTGATAGGTTAGCACAAGATTTTCTGTTGCATTTTTAGATGCAACCAATCCTTCAATCGTCGCATCATTGATGGCGGCGACGATCTGGTCAATATCAAAAGCAGCACTTAACACCACAGTTTCACCTGCCAGGATAATTGTTTCGTTCGCGATACCAATCACTGGGTTGGCAACAATGCCTGTGACGACAATTGTAGGGGTGCTCTCAGTCATTGTGGTCCCATCATTGACTGATGCGTCAAGTTCGCCTGCCAGCGCCGCTGTAATGATTGCGCGGCTGATTGTGTCAACTTCGTTGTAGATAACCATGTCTGTTGTGGTTACTGTTCTTGCTTGTGTTGCAGATAGTTCGTATGCCATGTGTTATCCCTTATTTAATCCAGCCAATTTACGCAACCGGTCTAGACCTTCATTTTTCGGTCCAGGTTCCATAGCGGCATCGCCGCCCCATTTCCACTTCTCGCCGGCTGCGCCTCGACGCGCCAATTCATCGCGAGCAAAATCGCGTTGCTTGCCCAGGCCATAGTTCTTTTTGGCCATGAGTTCAGCCGTGCCCATGTCACGATACTGTGCTGCGGGATCGTATGGGGTGTCAGTATCTTCGCCCATTCCCTTGGTTGCTTGGTTTGTGGCAAGGTCATCAACGCGGTCAGCTTCTACGCCTTCAGCATCTTGACCCACCATCATGTCTGCATCGCTTGTGGCAATTTCAATCTTGTCAGAGTCAGCGGTGGACACAATGTCCAGTGTGCCAAGCAACTCCAACAAGCTGCCTTCATCAACTGCAAAGCCTTGCATTTCAAGGTCGTTGAGTAGGTTCTGTGTGTCAACTTCGTCGATGCCTTCTGCACTAACTGCTGTCAGAAGAGTGATTATCTCTGAACGGAGATCCTCGTTATAATCATTCTCAGCTAGCAGTTGGTGCAAGCGCATTAGATGTCGTCTTTCATTGCACGACCAGTTGGGTCGTCTTCTCCAGCGTTGGCATCGTCGCCACCAAATTCATCGTCCATGCCGATATCGTCGCCCATGTCATCCATGTCTCCCATACCATCCATGTCGCTGCCCATTTCGTCGCCGCCCATGTCACCACCAAGGTCATCCATACCACCCATGCCATCCATGTCGGTTGCAGGTGCTTGGCCTTGTGCTGCGCCAATTGCGTTGTCGTATTCTGTCTTGGCACCCTTGAGCGCTTCAACAAGTCCAGCTAGTGCAGCGTCAGCGGCGGTGGCAAATGAGTCTGCTTCGGCTGAGCCAACTTCGCTCTTCATAGCGTCAACGATGGGTAGCAAATCCTGAACCTGCATCTTGGCTGCATCTTCAATCATGCCCTGGATCTTGTCGCTGAGTTCCTTGGCTGCAAGGATAACTTTTGCTTCTTCCATGCTCTCATCATCAAGACCTTCAGCAACCATGCTGGTTAGTTCAGTCTGGACGTTGGCTTGCATCCAAAGATCCAAACTCTCGGCAATCATGTTGAACTTGATGCGCTGGTTTAGGTCCTTATGTTCTGCAACACGGGCACGGGCTTTGTCTGCCATGCGACGAGCACGTTCACGGGTCATACCAGTGAACTTGAGGTTGTAGTCGTAATTTTCTGCGAGGGCGCGCGTTAGCTTATCTAGAGCATTTGGGCCTCGTAGTGTGAATTCTTTAAGAATCATGTCAGATCTCCGTTTTGTCTGTGTTGTATTTATGCGAAGGCATCAATCAGAGAGCCTTGAGAATTTTGATCTTGGCTGCGCTCAATCTTGTGCGAGCATTTGAATACTTGGCAGTGGTAACGTCGTATTGCACTGAGTTTTCGTTCAGTCTCTTGAGTCGGCTCTTGCAGCTATACAATTCCATCATTGCACCCACATACTCGCGGTCGAGATCCAACAAGCGGTTGAGACGATTTTCGTCTTTGGTGTATAGCAGGTGTTTGACGACGCCCATGGCAGTTTCAAACAAGCCAAGGTCATCATACACCACTCGTCCATTGCGGTTGTCAACAATCTGATAGAACGTCTTGCCGATGCCTTCCTGGACTTGTTTTTTGTCAGTGCGAATGTCATAGCGTGATACCGATACCCCATCTTCCGTTCGCTTTGCTTGCACTGCCACGCCCAGTTCAGGCGTCACTTTGCTTTCAGTCACCACATTTTGGGCTACGTTGCCAGATACAGCCTGTAGCTTGCGCAACACATCAGCCATAGCCGCAGTTTCGTCACGTGAAGTGCTCACGCCTGGCTTGCTAGGTTTACCGGCGGTGGCTGCACCTACTTTGGCCAAGATGTTGGCCATTGCATCAACTTGATCTTTAGACGTCATCGGTGGGTTCCTCTTGATAATACATTTGATTAAGTGCTGCGGCTAGAACATTGGGCTCGATTACATCAAGTCCACTACATTCAAAGCAGGGGAATCCGATCATGTCAGATCCCAGAAATCGTGTGTTACAGCATGGACAAGTCTGCCAGACTGGTATCATTACTCAACTCCCTTGTTGGTGTTTCGCTTGTAATAGATGCCGCGGTCATTGTCGCTAAATCGTTGCAGGACCCCTCGGCTGGTCAGCATTCTTGCAATCTCAGTTTGACGCTCAGTGAGGTCATCCTTGTAGGCTACGTTCTCGATGCTCTCGATAAACTCATGCTCTTCTTTGGAAACAAAGGTGAGCATACCGCCACGTGTGATGACCGACTTCATTAGCTTAGTCCTGCTCTACGCTTGAGCCACTTGACCATGTCCACCACTTTGATTTCTTCAGCTGGGCGTCCATCTTCTTCTGGGGTAGCAACTGATGGCTGCTCATCAGGATAGAAGCTAACATCGCTAACTGACGCTGTATCACCGGCTTCAGGATGAGCATCAGCCTGATCAGCTGGTGCTTGTGCCTGCGCTGGCTCGCCTGACTGTTGCTCGGGCTGAGCAGTTTTTGGCGGAAGCTTTTGTGCTGGTGGCTGCCCTGGTGCTGGTGCGGCTGATTTGGTTGGCGTTTGCCCTTGAGCAAGTGCTGCCTTAGCAGGAGCGGCTTTGGGTGGTGTTGCTGGTGCTGGGCTTGGTGCATCTTCTTCAACTGGATGATCCACGATATTGGAGATGCGCTTTTGCAACTTGAGGATATACTGCTTCAAGTGTGCTTTCTCTGCTGGTGATGTTGCAGCACGAAGTTCGGCTTTAGCGTGTTTGAGTTCTTCACGGTGGTGTGCTAGACGTTCTGCGTCACTGCCTGATTCTTCCAATGGCTCTCCAGTATTTGGATCTAACTGTTGTGCATTGGGATCATTTGGATTGGCTGGATTGTTGACGTCAACCTTCTTGCTGGTGACTGCATTCTGTGCACCGCTTGAATAGCTGCGGTTGGTCTGCACGGTGTTCTGTGTGCCTGGCTTTGCTGTAGGCTGTTGGCCTTGTGCAGTGCGTGGCAATGGACGGCTGCTAGCTTGTGACGTAGCTTGACGACCAGCGCCCATGGAGTATTCCATCTGTGGCATAGGTCCCAACACGCTCTTGATTTTCTCTGCATCCTGTGCAGTGTAGGCGCGATCCAACTCTAGCAAATCGCTAAGGCTGAGACCGTTAACGATCTCGTCTAGTGCGTCATCCTTGGGCTCTTGCTGATACACATCGCTGATGATTTTTTTCACCGCGTCACGAATGGTTCCGCCCATTTCTTCTAGATCTTCAAACAGTTTCATTTATTCAATGCCTTCACCATTTTGCTCGCAGGATTGATTTGTTTAGTTCGTTGCGCTTTGCGCGCCATGCGAGAACCTTTTTGTGCTTTAGTGCGACGCAAGGTAAAGCGTTTCTTCATATCTATTGGTGCACCACACTGGCTGGGGTCGCTTACAACTCGTCCCTTGCGCTTGCCATAGGTGCAGCGAAACTTACGGGCAATCTTCTTGCCCTTACGAGCCCATACCATTTTGGTTTCAACCAGTGGCTGACGATCTTCAACAATGATATCTGCAAGTTTCATGTTCGCTCCTTTAGAGTATTTATCAAGTCGCTGGCAAAAGAACACTGCCCGAAAGCAGTGTCGCAGTCAACCTGTTTCAGTTACATAAAGGCAACCAATAACACGACAATGGTGCTGAGCAACCCACCAATGATTGTAGCAGCCGCACCCACGAACAACTTGTGTGTTCCTTGCACGTTGGCGGCATTTTCTTCACGTATCTTGGTCATGTTGACAGCATGTTCTTTACGAAATTCTGCCAGCTCGATTATGAGTGCGTCCATGCGCTCGTCGATGGTCTCGACTTTTTCAGCCAGCATGGCATAGCGTTGACGTGACATATCAACGTGAACTTCTAGATTTGATTTTTCAAGTTCGCTACCGAATAGATCACTCATCATGCTTTTCCCTCAGTGATATTTATTGGTCACTGGGGAAGAATTAGATAGCCAGTTAACTCATGACAAAATACAAGTTAACGTTATCCAGCGTGTCAAAAATGTTTACTGGAAACTCAAGTGTATTGTCCAAATCAGAAGTAATTGCAACGCCATTGGCATCCGACTTTAGAAAGGCGAGTTGATCCTCTCCATCACTCCAAGCCATGTCATGCTCAATGTAGAATTTTAGTGACCACACTGTTGCGGTAGCGTCAGTGTAAAATTTGCCAAAGTGCATTGCCGCCAATGGCTGGTCTTGATGGATTGTTACAACAGGATTGAACGGCTGCGCTCGCAAACCGATAGTCTGCAACAGCACGTTGAGGTTTTGTTGTTGGTGGTATTCACGAGTGTTGCTGTCACGAACACGAACTGTGCCAGTGTCAGTAATATCAACCAGCGTAAACGCTGTTATGAGATGGGTCATACTAGGCTCTTACCGAGTTGGTATCCCAGTGCACCGCCCACTGTTGCAGCCGCAGCCATTGCCGCCGCTGTCTTGAGTGCGCTGTTGCCTTCTGGGCTCTTGGCATTGGGATCCAACAATCCATTGGTTTTGGCTAGGGTGGCAATCAGTGCACCAATCTCGCTGCGACGTGCATGAGCTCTGTAGAAAAATACCATACGAGTGAGCACTGTTCTTTTCTGATTGGTGGTTAGCGATGGCCAGTTCTGTGCTAGGCGACGGATTGAACGATAGTTGGAGTTGTTGATATACAACGCATTTTCAAGGCGTTGCAAAGTCATGCGAGCCATACCAGTGTTCAACACATTCTGGCTTGTCGCACGAAGATAGCGTATAATGGTGGGGACGTCAAGCTCAATGCGATCCAACAATGTGGTATCTGCTTCGCTGCTCAACAAGTCAGTTCGCTTTGCAGTAATTAGGTGAAAGCTGAGATACAAGTCCGTGCCCATTTGGCGGAAGTTGGCAAAGCGATTGAATGTAGCGGTGCGCTCAGCATATTTTCTTGCTTGTGGTGCATACTCAAATTCATTATACAGGATCCAGAGAGCAATCATATCCATGAATGCATGATCGCAGACAATCCTAGCGTCAGTCTGCTTGATGGCGCTGGTGGTTCTATACTGATTGCTTTCAGTGAATTCGTTGATGAGTCTCAGTTCCATGGTCTACTTTCTTAGCTTGGGCGCCAACGATGACGTGGCACCAGCTTGACTTTGTGCTTGAGGCTTACATAGCCTTCACCACCTGGTTGTCCTTTAGTTATCGCTCTGATGTCAGTCTGTGCTGAGTCCAACTGGTCGATGATTTCGTTTTTGGCGTTGGCCATTGCACTGTGCAATCCCAATGCAGTGGCAAAACCATTGGGAATTTCTTCGTTGATTGAGGCAATCTTGGCTTGCTTGCCAGTGCTTACGCCTGAGTCAGGCAGCCATTTGACAAAGTTAGCCACATCTGCTGGACGACCAGCGCGAACCATTTGGTTGCTGAATGTGTAGAGGATGTTGGGGATGTCGCTCAACCCCGGTCGCTTTTCAATCACTGCATCCACTGTGCGACCTTGACGGGCAACCATGGATTCCAGTTCACGCAATACACTGTCGTCCAGTTTGGGAGGATGAGGAGCATATGTCTGACCCAGTGCCAGCACTGCATTTGTGTTCAGTTGACGAACCGTATCCTCGCCGATCACTGCGCTGTTGGTGCTATTCCATCCATCAAATCGCATATGCAGGGCAATACCCATCGTGGTCGAGTCAATACGGCGACCAATCTCTGAGCTGGAGTTGGCAATGTATGTGACCTGGTTAGGCGTAAACTCGATTCCCTTGCTGGTCTTCTGCTTGGGCGCTAGGGCTGGGGAGTAAAGCAAGTCTCCAGTGACAAAGCCACGGAAGCCTACTGGAACACTCGCCTCAAGCAATGGGAAGATCTTGATAAAGTCCTGTCCCATCACTTGACGCCAGTCCTCGCCCTTACCTGCTGTAGTGATGTATTCATGTGCAGCTTGCGCTGAACGCATGGGATTGTTTTTGGCCCAGTTGCCCTTGGTGCCCATACCAAAGTCGCCATTCTCGTCACGTCCGTAATACAGTGCAACCTTGCCATCCCACTTGATACTGAGATCATGTTGACCACTGGTTAGATCACGGAGAATTTCTAGAGCTTCACGTGCACCATCGCTGCCATAAAAGATCACAAGGTCCTCTACGTGGTTGAGGTCCCTGCCCATCTTCTTGCGCTCATCTTCTGTGAGGTGTCGCAGTCTCATAGATACTTCCTGATCTCATCTGGAACGCCCAAGTCTTGGATTGACTTGTCTCGTGAAAGTGCGCCAGCCAACAGCTTGGCTATTTTGGGCCCATGGTTCTTTTCCACGGCTGTGAAAATGGTCTCAAAACTGTTGATGTCCTTTGCTGAGCCCAAGCGCAACTGTTGTGCAATCGCATCAGGAGTCTTCCAAGGTCCAGCAATGACTTCATTTGTCTCTTGTTGAGTGAATCCTTCACCATTCTTCTTGGGCACAGGACGACGGATCACTCGCACCAATCCCAGCTTGCTGCTAAACATATAGCGCTCAACTTCCATTGGACGACCATCCGGAGTCTTGTCTGCACTCTCTTTGCGGTCAATGTATTGGCTCAGTGCGCCCAGGGCGATGTTGCGGTGTGCACCTTTGTAACGGCTTTCCTTGTCACTTGGTGAGTGATAGAACGTCTTGAGCCAATCAGGATCCTCGTCCATCATATAGTCGACCTGCACATATCCAGTGCGCTTTTTATCCGTTGCAATGTCTGGATTGTAGCCCTGGATCTTCACACGTGACATAACCACGAGAGGACCCTTCTTGGTCAACTCTACGATTGGGCTCTTGTTAACACGCTCAATAAATTGTGGGACTTGATCCTCAGGAATCTTGATGGCAACGTCAATGTCGCCGCTGAATTCCTTCTTGCCCACTGAACCCAAAACGTTGTTCTGCAGGTCGATACCCAAATCACGCTCAAGACGAGCAAGAGTGGGTTTGATTTCGCTGATATGGATTGCGCCTACGCCTTCCATATGTCCGCCTTCTTTAAGCCGTATTGGGGCTAGGTCGACACCAATTATTCTACCTTTGCGTGGACCACGCTCGTGGCGACGCTTATACCCCCCGCTTAGGACATCTTCTACTTTCATTGACTCTTCTAATCCCTCGTTGAAACTTAACAGGATCCTGAGTGCGAATTGCGTTGATCAATCGTTTGATTAGATCTTGCGCAGTTTCTTCATCATACGATTCAGTGATCAAATTGATCAAATTCTCGGTTCCAGCAATGATATTTGTTGCCTTGCTTTCAATAAAGTGTTCTTTGTCCTTGTGGAGATCAATGCGACTGATTTCCTCAAGAATACTACGAGTTCGCTTCTTCACCATTAAGTGATCCTTCTATAGGGTTATTTATCGCGTCACTCAGCCCTGCGTAGCAAGGCCTTGAGTTTGTCACCGTTGGTAATAGCGGTTTCTGTTGATGTCACTGAAGATGGCTTGTCAGCTGGGCGTTTGGATAGCTTGTCATACAAGCTGCTTGAGGTCGCATCCTCAGCACCGTCCTCGCCCTCAGGCAAGTCGCTGATCCTCAAGCTTTCAATGTTGAACTCCAGGTCAACCTTTTGCCCAACACCACTGCTACTTCGTGTTTTCATGAACTGGATCTGCACCCGTCCACGCTCACGCATAGCACGGCTGGAGAAGATACCAATTACGTTGTCTGCTGTCTGGATCTTGCTCAAGCCGCCAGCGATGTGGCTGTGGTCAAATTCCACTTCGTCAACAGCGCCACGGTTGAGCTGGCTGGCAGTTGCAAACAGATAGTTGCCCTCCATGGCAAAGTTGCGCAGTTCTTCGCTAACATGCTTGTCCTTGAGGAATATGTTGTCTGCACTGATCTTTACCTTGGCTGGCATCATGAGGTCAAGGTAGTCAACCAGCACTGCATCAACCGTGATGTTGTTCTGGATCTGATACTCTTTGATGTAGGCGCGCAAGTCGTTGACGTTAATGCCGTTAGGTAGCTTTACAACTTGCAGGCGTCCAGATTTTTTGCCCTTCATGACAACTTTGAGGGCTACTTCGTCAATATGCTTGAACAGTTCTTTGCTTGCCATGCCAGTGTTCATGCTGTCAAGTCGCATGGTGCACAAGTCTTCGCTAAGTTCTAGGCTGATGTAGACAACGTTGTGTCCACGCTCAACCCAATTGATAGCGAGGTTCTGCAAGAACAAGCTTTTGCCCGCGCCGCTACCACCAGCAAAGATGTTGAGCTCGCCGCGGTTGAATCCACCATACAGCAAGAAGTCAACTGCGGTCCAACCAGTGCTGGTTCCGCCTTTGCTTTCCATAACACGCTGTAGTCGTGCGGCTGGATTTTCCCAGTAGTTGGTGCCCAGTTCTTTGGCCAATCCAATCTGAACTGCCGCACGTATCAGCTCTTCAACTGCGCCGTATTCCTTGCGTTCCAGTTTGTCAGTGGATTGGAGAATGGCAGATTCAATAGCCTTGTGCCTGCAGAAACGCTCAAAGTCGTCCAGGAACCATTTACGGTGGTCACCGCTTGCTTTGCCAATGTCCTGTAGATCCAGTCCTGTCTTGGCTTTGATCTGATTGAGCTCAGGGACCTTACCATACTCGTCCGCATACTCACGAACAAACTTGACACTCTCACGAATGCCTCTGTCAAAATACTTCTCATCAAGAATGCTGTTGCAACGCACGAACAGGTCGTGGTCGCTCACTAGAAATTCCAAGTAGAGTCGCTGTAGTTCTGTGTTGTATTCCTCTGCCATTACCCGTAAACCGTCCCTTTTCTCAATTCTGCCAAATCATAGTATCGCTGCTGGTCATATCCATGCAGCTTCCACATGACGTATTCTTCCTGTGTAAAATATAGCCGATACTCTGCAATGTGATTGGAGAAATCCGCTGTGGTAAACGAACCCACTCCTGGTGGCACTGATCCCATTGTGTAGCTTTGGATCGTCACACAAACCGCCGGGCAGTTGCGCAATGGCGAGCCATACCAACTCCAGCGCGGTTCAGTCACCATTACATCTTCTACTGTAAACACTTGCATCAGTCTCTAAGGTAGCGTTTAGCCAAAACTCGTATTTTGGTAGGATTATCCGTTGCTGCCGCCAAGACTGACCGCAGCACAAAAGCACGTCCATATTTTACACTTGCTTGGTTAGCGTCCTTGCAGGTTTCCATCCATTCAGGAAAGCTGATCGACCAACCTTGTGCGATTGCGGGCTCTACTAGTTCTCTACCAGCCTTGTCAGCATCAGGCAGCAATATTGTTCGTCTCTTGAGTTGGTTGATCAAGCTTGCTTGTTCACGGCTCAATGAGTTGCTGCCTAGCGCAACTGCATCAATACTTATGGCGTCGAAATCGCCTTCTACCACGATCACCACGTCTCGGTCAGGATTTTGTCGATCAAGATTGAATACATGATGTGCTGGCTTGCTGACCAAATACTTGGGCGTCTCGCTGTTGGGAGGATTTCCGATGTATCGTGCGTTGTGCCCCACAATCTTTCCATGATAGCGGTAGGGCAGGATCATGCGCTTGCGATACTTGAAGTCCTTGCCGGTATAGGCCCAATCTGTCCAGTGCAACAGTTCGCGCTGGTCCAACATGACGACGCCAGCTTCAAAGTTGGTGCCCAATGTGCCACTGGTATCCATCAGCAACTCTGCTCCCTCTGGCAGAGCAACCTCGGGCCATTGTGGCACATACACCGGCTGGGCTGCTGGCACTGGATTGATCAGCTTGGCAGTCTCTTGTTCACGCATCAGTCCCAGAGACATACGTTGCAGTTCAGATTCTTCAACGCCAAATTGCTTGAGCAGCTTCTTGACTTTTCCACCAATCGCGCTGCCTGTCTTCCAGCCAGTCTTGTAACCACAGTTGAAGCAGTGGTAGACCCATTCATCTTCACTAAAGTGGAATCCACCACGACGTTTGCGGTCAGGACGAGTCTGCCCGTTAGCTACGCACACGGGGCAGTTGCCAGAAATCCAACCTGTGTTGTTCTGACGCCAGGTAGCCGGCAAGCGGCTACGGACGAACTCGATGAAAAAATGCATTAGAATCAGTATATTACAGAACGAACTGATTGTCTATCAGTCGTTGAGGTTCACTGTTGTTTGATCTATCACGCTGACCACAAACCGTGGTAGGCTGCGAGTGGTCTGGACCAACATGGTGCGTCCCTGCTCGTCTTGATACTCGATGACCATGCTATACAGGCCAGGTAACAGTGTGCTGGTGACCAGGTTGCCCATTACCAACTGTGCTGCGCCTGCTGTTAGCGCATGAGCAATAAGTGAACCAGACCAAACTTGCGTGTTCTCGTTGTTAAAGATACGAGCCGTAACAGTGCGACCAGTTACCATGAATGGGCGTTGATTGTGGTCACGGAATGCAAAATACAGCACCGCGTCCCAGCCACGATAGATTAGGATTGGGTCAGGGCTGTCGCTACCAATACGATAAGTGCCTGCACGGCGATCGTTGATTGGACTTGCAACTTGTGGGGTGTGATATGCAAAAACTGTCATGCAGATATTTATCGCATTCACCAAGACGTCATGCGTATAAATAATGGCATGACAAACAATACCAGCATTCAAGACCTCCTCGATGAGTATCCATTTTTAACCGTGGCAGTTTACGGCAAGAATGAATACATAGGCATCATCCAGAATCAAGATGCAAACTTGATTAGCATGTATATCTACGAAGAGATCAAAACAACCGAGCTAAAGCAATTGTTCCTGGAATACGGCGCCGAATGGTGGTGGGAAACAAATCGACTGATTCCGATTAACATCATCCTGGGTAGACGATTCCAACCATTCAAGGATGCATTACGCACATTCAATGTCAAAGACTTTGAAATCAAATACGGGCCCACAGTCTGTCTTAAAGACATCATGCAGAAACGAGTTAAGCGCAAAAACGTTCAGCTAATTAGGCGGACAGAGTAGCTTCGTAAACCATCAACTCGTCAACAACACTTTCTTCAACGTAATTCAAGAGCAGCATATACCGACGGGCATTGGTCACATTGGGCATCTGACTGTGCAGTGTTCTTGCATCCCACACAATCATTTCACCAAACTTCAGATCAGGTTGCACACACCCACGCATGAATTCGCCGGTGTAAGTGCCACGATAGCAGTCATTGATGTTCCAGAATCGCAGGTGGCTGCCTGGTAAGAACCCAGTCACTCCTGCGCCTCCTGTCATCTCGTGCATTGGAATACCCACTTGCATACCCAGTGGTTTCTTGTAGTGGCTATTCCAAGGAGCATGACGATGCGGGGTATCCACATGTGGACGCACTAGCGAATTTGCAGGCGTTACCACACTCACAGCCACACGATAGCAGATTGGCTGCTCTAGCACTTCTGATATTACCGTGTCCACTGTGCTACGGATTTCATGCACATAGCGGTTGTCATCCAGTGCACCAGTCCAGTAGTTTGCCCATTCAACGTTGGGCATGTTTTTGGCATGATATCCACCCTGGCTGTCGTGTCCACGATTGGGGACATCATAGTCAGGTTTGTAGTAGGAGAGCTCATAGAGGCTTCGCTGATTTTCGTTAGTCAGCTTGAATACCGCGTATCCATCAACTTGAAGTTTTGTCAGTGCTAGGTCCAATTAGTTGTTCCGTCAGTAAATTCATATGCAATACTACCGCCATTGCATAAGAAAAAGAGTGCGACTTTTTGAAGTAATAGCCACCATCCGTCGGAGGGGTCCAGATTTCGCGCATGACCTGATCCCAGGACCTACCAACTAGGTGCCGCTTTGCTGGGCGGATCATTGCCAGCACTGCCGCCAGTTGCTCTAGGTCACGTGGCTGCATCTGCTTGCAAATGCTATGGTGACCACGCATATGAAACACCATGTCGCAAAACTCTTGCTCAGCCAGCAACTCCCACACAGGCTCTTGATCCAACAAGGCAACCATGTGCGCCTCGTCACGGACGCCTTTGTAGATGCCCACGTTGAGCACGTCGATCTTGAAATAACCCAGTGCTTCAGCTTCTGTGTAATCAATGCTGCATAGCCCAGTGAATGGATCCGTGGGCACTGGATGAAAGTAAACGCCTGTGTTGTGTTTCTTCACCGTGTTGCCAGTGCGATTGCTGGCAACAGCATGACGAAACAACTTGAGCACACGATCCCGGTCAGGAACGTCAATGTCAATGTCAGTTACGGTGGGCATCAAAGATCCTCAATGAGTCACGTGCCACCATCAACAGCTCACCCAAGTAGTTCTTGCCCTGCCAATTTGCAGGATCACGAGCGTCAACGTCATCAGGTGCTAGCCCGATACCCCATATTTTGTCCATGGGCGAAGCTTCAGCAATCACGCGATTGCCAGTGGAAAGCAACAATTGTCGCAGTGATTCATTCTGCTCGAACTTGGCTAGGATGCCAGGCAGCACTTCTTCCAGGCAACATGCCTCCCAGTCAGCCTGATCAAAGTTTGCCACTTTGCGGCCCAACATCTTCTGTTCACGTGGGTTCGTAGTCGCCATGATCTGTTGCTCAACCATGGTATCGCCAAACACGACGGCCTTGCGGCGCATCATGAACTGTTCAACGCAATTGTAGACTGTGCCGTCAATCTCAAATGGAGATTGGAACCAATTGCTCAGCACACCTCCCCAAAACAACACCACGCGGTCATCCATATATTCCCAGGGTTCTTGCTTGCTCATTACATCCACCTCAATTTCATCATCACTATAAAGCTGGGGTCATCATAATACACCAGCATTCCTTCTCTGTGTGCACCGTGTTCTGCACACCACGTATCAAACTCATGTTGCACCGGACCCCATCTATTATGATCTGTCAATAATAGGCAATAATCCGTTTCACCAGGCAAGTTATTATTGTTCAGCTGGATTACGCCTAATCCAGATGTGTCCTCAATCAACACGCGGACTCCACAGTTTAGCATATTTGAGCACGTTGGGCAACTGGTCGTTCTCACAAGGAACAGGCACTGCACAACTCTTCTCAGCGTTGAGCGTGGTATTCTCGTGGCCCAAGTAGACACCTTCCAATGCAGCGATCTTGGCAAACTCTTTGCGGTTCACACGGACCACACATTTCTTGAAGGAATCCTTCAGCCAGATCTGATACTGCTCATTGTCTATCATGGCCAGGTGTGCACCCAGAACAGTGTGCGCTACCAAAGTGGGAGTCATGAAGTCAGGCACTTCATCCAACACTGCAATATACATTTTCATCTTGAGGACTCCAGTATGCTTTCTATCCACGAAATCGTGGGTTTGTTTACGTCTATCTTGCGCTGCCAGAATGGCAGATCGATTGTTTCCGCTATGTCAGTCAACAGCTCTACAGGCAAGCTGTCCAGCGACTGTTTTGCTCTGCTGTAGCCTAGCAGTATCCAGGGAGATATCTTGCCCATCTTAATGTCGTTGACCAATGCGAAGGGCTTGACGTTCTCCCAGTATTTGGTCCAATGCCAGCCAGTGCGCTCACTCCAAGCTTCAGCGTGTAGCACGTAACGCTCAAGTGCTCGCTCTGCCGTTTCCTTCTTGCTTTGCTCTGCAAGGTAGCGGTTGTAGATGGAGTCCTTGCACCACAAGTCAACCTGTGTGCGGTTCTTGATCAACCACTCCAAGTATCGTTCAGGTGCCAGCACTCTAGTCTCTAGCACATACAGGCCAAAACGCACAAAGGCGCCGTAGTATTGACTCTTCGCGAACTGCTCATATGTCTTGTCCACCTTGGCACCCATTGCCTGGCGATACCAGTCGCTGAAGAACTTGTGGGCTAACCTAACGTGTTGTTCGTTACGCTGTAGCCAACGCTTCTTCTGCGGGCACATATGAGTCGCAACAGTGCGCTCTGCTTTGAACGCTTTGTCACAATATTCGCAGGTGATGCTCATTTGAAGTAGTCTTTGACCTTGTCCTTGGGCGTCCCTGCATCTTCCAGCATAGCCTTGATCTCAGCTTCTGTCATGCTGCCAATCAGGAAGGTGATCTCACTGTCGTTCATGTGTGGGTTCAACCCCAAGAAGAACTCGTGCAGCTTGGCGTTGCCCTTGGCTGTCTTGCTACGCTTGCCTGGTTTGATCCAGTTGTGAAACTGGTCCGTGCCAATGCCCACACACTGCATCAAGCGCATTTGAAGCTCAGGATGCAGCCGTAGGTCGTTAAAGTGCACATTAACAAGTTCGTTGGTCATTGTCAAGTAGTGTTCATTGATCTCATGAACGCGATTGCTGGTGCTAGAGCAGTAACGCATGAGAACCCACATACTGAGACTCTTGCGTTCTTCGTCAGTTAGATTGAGATACCAGTTGAAACGTCGGCGATCAATCGCTGCCATCTCTTCCTTGATTGTTGGCATTGTAAACCTCTTTTTCGTAGGTAGGAGTTGAATCGCTTCAAGATTTGGTTTTGTTTAGGACGCCCCAGGATGTCAATGTAACGCCCATAATACCTGAGCCAGCCGTCAGTGAAGATACCACCTGTAGTTCCAGTCATGGGTTGAACACCAATGATGTCTTGTGCTATGAGTCCAGGCATTACCCTGCGGATCATGGGCAACAGGACTGGATCAATTTGAGGTGATGTCATACCGTGTCCTAAACGTCACTTGTGTTGCTTGATAGAGCTGAGTCAGGCATTCATGCTGTATCACTGCTAACGGAATGTATGGGCAGTAGAAGAGCGCGGCGTCCATCTCCTTGCGTGGGGGCATTGGACGCAGGTCACGAAACTCGATTACCATAAATGCATGATGTCCAAAACGTCTGGGATCTTCCCAGTCTCTTTGACGAAGAAGGCGCACATACTGCCAGGGTCATCGCTCAGTGGAATCGCCAGTATGTGTCCCTGCTTCAGTTTGGGAAAGTGCCATTTGACCTCGCTGTAAATGTTGGTGATCTCGATAGGTTGATACTGCGGCATAAAGCTGCTGATCGGATTGAGTGTGAACGCACTGAAGCCTCTGTCGTTGAGGCTGGTGATCGGAATCACCTCAGGGTCGCCACACTCACTATCACAAATTATCACGCTCCAGTCAATGGGCATCTTGAAGGAATGATTGCCAATTTGCAGCACGGCGGCAGGAGCATTGAAAATCTCCAGGAACACCAGCGGCATAAAGTAGTAATCAGGATTGTGCTTATCGCTGTAGTCTAGCACACAATAGCGGATGTCGTCAATCTCATCTGGGACAAAATCCAACTCGTATGGTGTGTTTTCACTTGTTAAAATTCTCAAGTTTTGGGGGCCTTTCCATTTGCATCCCCAAACAGTTCACTGATCTTCTTTTGATCCTTGCGCCAGTCCACCTTGGTAATCTTGAACGGATACTGGGCTTTGGTGTAGAACTTCTTGCGCTCAGTGAGGTGACTCTTGCTAAACTTGGCGCTGGATGTGATGTCGTAAATGTTTACGAAGTCCTTGTCAGCCGCCATGCGCAGTCCTCGCCCGATACTCTGAATCACGCGGATAAAGCTCTTGCCCGGTTCGATCAGAACCAAGTTGAAGATTCTGGGGATGTTGATACCCACGGCTGCTACACCATAGGTGGCCAGGATGATTTTGTCGTCCTGGTTGGAGATCTCTTTATAGTGACCTCGTCTATCTTCGTTTTTCATTTCACCGCTAACGAATACGGTTCGTTCCTCTGGCAGTCGATCAAGCAGACCCTTGCCAGCGTTCACTCTGTCCACCAAGACCAACGTGTTGCCTGTCTTGGCTATAGCTTCTATCATTGCTGCAATGTAGTCCAGCCTACCAGTGTCTGTTGTGAGGTAACTGAGCTCGCTTTGATAGTTGTCGTAATGCACCGCATCCTGCATCTGGATGACGTCGACGTGGCAATTGCTCAATACGCCATCTTCCTGCAATGTATGTGCACTGAGTTCACCAACCACTGAACCGATAGCCACTTTGAGGCCAATTGCAGCATGAGCGTCAGGTGGGATGGTTCCAGTCAATCCCCAACGAATAGGAATGTTGCGGAACGGACCCACCAGCATTTTCTTGAGCACGTCAGCTTTGGCGCCGTGTGCTTCGTCCACAATCACAGCCATCACGCCTGACGTGAAATCTTCCAGTGACATATCGCTTGTGCCAGCTTGGAAATTCTTCTGGATGATCTCTAGACTTTGCCAAGTGCAGATGGTGTGCGTCTTGCCATACTCTTTGCGGTCGCCGTAGTATACGCCCACATCCAATCCTAGGTTGATGTAGTCTTCCTCAGTCTGTGACACCAAGCCCTTGTTGGGAACGATAACAATGGTGCGGGCGCCACCGTTGCGTCCAGTCATCATCTTATACATGACCAACTGTTCGTCAGTGAAGCTGCGCTCTACAAGGTCGCTGAGCCCGGCTGTGATTAGTGTCTTACCAGCACCAGTTGCCACTTCCTGACAGCTTGCTTGATTGTTGAGGAAGTTGTTGATGATGTCGACTTGGTAGTCACGCAGAACTACAGGCTGCCCTGCGGCTGGGTGACCTTCAGGCCACACTCTGTCCGCAAAGTGGTCCATTTGGATGTTGTCAAAGCTAATCTCAAATCTGATGCGATTGTCCAGCAACGTGACATCGTAGCCATCATTCAGCAGAGTGGGCAGTATGTCCTCGAGGAGGTTGACATACGTCTTGCCGCCTACGTTGAAGAAGCTTACTTTGCCATCCCATCTACCCATCTTGTAAGCAGGGACGTGGTATGCATGTGGCATAACAAAGCTGAACTTGTCAACCAGCTTGCGCCGTGTGGACGCCTCCAAACCATGTATCTTGCAGTTTACTTCATCTAGCAGTTCAATTTTAGCTTCACGCATACGCTTCAAAATTCCAGGTTGAAAACAGTCCGTGGATATCACCACCGACTGCTTCTGTAATGATCATATTGATAACAATACACTTTTTCTCTATGAATGTCAAATACTTATCGTAGAGAAGGGGCGGTAGAACCCTACCGCCCTGCAACAAATTGTCGCTATCTTGA